GAGGCAGGCGACTGGCTCCTCCACAACGGCACGGAATGGCAACGCTTGGACATGATGGACAAGTCTTCCATTGCCCCGGCCAGTACACTGTACGAATCCAACGCGCAGGTCTATGCCGACGGTACACCACCGAAGGCGGACCCTGCCGGTCGGGAAGGCTGGTACTTCAAGAATGATGCAGCTTTCCCAGTCAATAAGATTAACTGGTACTTCTTTGCTTACACACAGGCTACCGTTCTCTACGGTCAGGTCAACTCGTTCTGGGCTGTCGTGACTGTCTACGGTACAAAGCTACCCTTCCTGTCCCTGTACACCCTACCGCAGGCAGACGCCCTGAATGCGGCCAGCTGGTACCGTTCCCGCGTCTCGTACGTCGGAACTAACCCGGCAAGCCCTGGAACCTATCTTCTCCATGTCGGAGCAGACCCAGGCGTGTACCCAGGACTGGAGCGTATCCAGCTCAGCCGAGACCCATCCTCAGCCAGAGGACCGGAGGGTGCCTCGGAAGTGGTGATGACCGCAGTGGTCTCGACCGACTCCAGCGCATCGGCCAACACTGTCGAGCTCGTCTGTCCGCATGTGAGTTTCCAGGGCAATGAAGTGAATTTCCGAATTCAGTCCAGTATGACGATTGAGCAGGCCAAACAGAATGTAGAAAAACTAGAGGCCAAAGTTCTGGAATTAGAACGAAGATTGGCAGCCCTCGAATAGGGACTTGACCTGCTGGCCAACAGGTGATATACTCCAAAAACCACTCTGATTTCACAGAGTTGTCTATGGAGGAATTCAATGCAACGGACAGCAAAAATCCTTTCCGACCTAGCTTTCTACCGAACCTACAGCAAAGTCAAACCCACCAACGCCACCAAAGAATCCTGGAATGAGGTGGTAGACAGATACCAACAATTCCTAATTGACCAAAACAGAACTGAACACCACGACCTCATTGCCAAAGCTTGTCACTCTGTCAGATTGAAACAAATCGTCCCATCCATGCGTATGCTGCAATTCGCAGGACCGGGCCTAGCCAGAGAGAATATGAAGGCATACAACTGCTCTTTCACTGCCATCGAATCATTCAAGGCAATCGCCGAAGTATTCTACGTACTTATGTGCGGCACAGGCGCAGGATTCTCTGTGCAAAAACACCACACAAGCCAATTGCCTGCAATCCACAGCTTGGATGAGGTGCATGCATTTGTCATCGCCGACTCCAAGGAAGGCTGGTGCGATTCAGTCTTGGAACTCCTCAAGAATCCCAACATCATATTTAACTATGACCGGATACGGCCAGCAGGAACGCCACTGTCTACCGGAGGAACTGCGAGCGGCTCTGTAGCCCTAAGACAGATGCACGAGAAAGTTAGAAACATTCTTATGAATGCTATCGGCAGACAACTCCGTCCAATCGAAGTACACGACATAGTCTGTCATGTAGCGGATTGTGTTGTCGTAGGCGGAGTCCGCAGGGCAGCCCTCATCTCCCTCTTCGACCGCACAGATGAGCAGATGTTGTATGCCAAGGTCGGCTCCTGGTGGGAGCGTAACCCGCAACGTGCCAGAGCAAACAACTCAGCAGTCCTCATTCACGGGGAAACAACACGCGAAGAGTTTGATATGGTACTCGACATGTGCATCGAATCCAAGTCAGGCGAGCCGGGCATCTTCTGGACACACGACAAGGACTACGGCGTAAATCCATGCGCCGAGATTAGTCTGCAATCTCAAGGACTTTGCAACCTAACCGAAATCAATGCAGCCATTTGCCAGAACGAGTTTGACTTCGCACAGGCTGCCTACTATGCCACTGTGCTTGGTACCTTCCAGGCAGCCCTGACCAACTTCACCTACGTTGACCCGCGCTGGAAAAAGGTCGCAGAGGAAGACGCCCTGCTCGGAGTCTCCATCACAGGCCAGGCACAAAACTGGCAGGGATTGCAGAAATGGGACCTGGCAGATGTGGCAGACATGACCAAACTCTGGAACAAGGAACTAGCCAATGAGTTGGGAATCAATCATGCAGCCCGAATAACGACCACCAAGCCCTCCGGAACCACTTCGACAGTGTTGGGTACCACGGCAGGTATACACGGTGCCTACGCGCCTCATTACCTGCGTAGAGTACGTATTGCCAAGGATGACCCCATGGCCATCTACCTGCGACACAAATTACCCGAAGAGCTCGTCGAGGAGGACCAATTTCAATCCTCACTTCTGTGCATCGCCATGCCCATCCAGATGAACGGAATTGTGGCGAGCGAGGAGTCCTGCATCGACCAACTCGAGCGTTCCAAGTTTATCCACAAGAACTGGATTCGCCCGGGACACAACAGCGGACCCAATACACACAACGTCTCACTTACTTGCTACTACAAGGACGGCGAGGACAATGAGCGACTCAAGGACTGGATGTGGAACAACCGCCAATCCTATTCGGGCATCTCACTGCTTCCGCAGGACACGCACACCTACGTGCAAGCTCCCTACGAGGCCATCTCAGCCGAGCGATTCAAGGAGCTAGAATCAAAAGTACTTGCAATTAACCTGGATTTAGGCGAGATTAGATATGAGCTCAAGTATGACTCAAGGCAGGAAGTCTCAGGTTGTGAAGGTACGCTGTGTAGTTTACCGGAAAGGAAGTGATGAGCAAACAGAAAGAAGTATTGTACATTTACCTAGTCTCAGTCATTCACTGGACTGGTTACTTTTCCGTACTGGGTGCTTTGCATTACTTCGACGTTGTGCCCGGCTTGCTGCTTGTCGGTCTGGGCGTACTAGGTTTCCTCCTACTTCCGCCAATCTTTGAGATTGTAAAAAAGGACATGCCAGATGAATGACCGTCATCTCAAGAAGATGGCCCTGGCTCTGCGTCGGCTTGACAAGCTGGAGCGGGGCTCGGCCATCGACCCCACCAATCTGGACGCACGCCCCAGCGAGAAGCAGCAGCAAATTCTCGACTCATTCGGACACAACAAGATTACCATTGTACGCGGTGGTAACCAGAGCTCGAAGACCACACTCGGAGCCCGTACATTCAGCTGGATGCTCAGCGAGACACATCCCACCTGGAAACGACCAGCTCACTGGAAGAACGAGCGATTGCAAATCCTGGTACTCGGCAAGAGTGCAAAGATTATTGAGGAATCCCTCTACTACCGTATCAAGAGCTACATTGACCCGGCAGAGTTGCACGAGTTTCGTGCAGGTAACATTCTGCAGAAGGTTGTGCATCGTCCGACAGGGAACACAATCCTCTTTCAATCCTATGAGAATGTGAACCAGGCCCGTGAGCGTATCCAATCCTACACGGCACACGGAGTTTGGATTGACGAGATGCCCAACTCAATCGACTTGTTCAACGAGGCGCTCAGACGTATCCAGGCCCGTGAAGGCTACTTCTGGGCAACCTTTACACCACTCATAGTCAACAACGAGATACGCAGCTTCTGCGACCATTTACCGGCCTCTCAGGGACAGATGTACAAGATTCACATGTTCGACAATCCACTCTATACGCCGGAAAAGCAAAAGAGCATTCTTGAGGAAATGGCCCTCTACCCAGAACACGTACGCAAGTGTCGTCTTGAAGGTGAGTGGATGAGCGTGGAGAACGCAGTCTACTTCTTTGACCCGAACTATATGGTGACAAATCTACCACTTAGCTACAGCCCAGCTTGGCGTCACGTCGAATCCTCTGACCCTGCAGCCCGCAGTGCCCACGGCATGACAGTCTGGGCTGAGGACCCATCCACAGGATTCTGGTATTGCGTCAAGGCTGAATACTTCTCCGGCCTGCGTGACACGGATGAGTATGTACAAATGGTTAAGATGAAGACACAAGGACTTAACATCATTCGTAGAATCTATGACTCAGCCTGTCCCTGGTATGCAGACGCGGCAGTCAAGCACGGCCTGACCTACACCCCGGTCATGTACAAATCACACAGAAAGCTGGAGATGATTAAGGCAATGCAGATGGCCCTGGGCCAGCAGCTCTTCATCGCCCCCTGGTGCCAGGACCTCATCACCGAGTTTACCACCATGCACTGGTCTGAGACATCCGACAACAAAATTGCACGCAGCCACAAATACCACCTGCACGATTCGGCAGTTTACTTCCTGGATTGCAAGCCAAAGTACGAGGGAGTCGTGGCCTCAACCGACTACTGGGCAGAGATGCGACAGACCAATCAGAAAAGAAAAGTAGCTGAATATAAAGCGAAAACAGAGTCAGTTGCACAACGACCCCGACGCAGAGGCATCCAGCACCGAGGCCGTGTCTGGGGTAAACCATGGCGGTAGGTTGCTTCATTTTTTCTCTTGTGTTATTCTTAATTGCAGGTTTCTATTGGCTTAGGGCTAAGCGTATGCTAGACCATAACAGTAGACGCCTACGCAGAGTCAAAGAGATGCTTAAACTGGGTAGAGGTAACCGCGATGAAAAACGAAGAGTGCGGCTGCGAGAAATGCAAGGCCAAACGAAACAAATCGGGCAAAGGCGTAGCCCTTACCATCCTACGTCTCCCAATGCCCGTCCGCAAACCAAAAAGCAAAAAAAAGCAATAGAGAAGATTTACGGAGGCATTAGATGAGCCGAGTACGTTTGCAGTGGTGGACCAATCCAGAGCAAGTCAAAAAGGAACTGGCTCAACGTCTTCAGTTTGCCAAACAGGCCCGCGCACGTCAGGAACGTCAATGGGAAGAGAATGAGCGCATCCTGTATGCCACACGTGCATCCGGCATTGCAAACTCCGACGTGTCTGTCTCCTTTGACACGGACGGCGAAGCTGCATCCTATCAGGCAGACCAAACTTCCGCAGATATTGCAATCAACCGTATCATGAAGAATGTACGATTCATCCACAGCCAGATGTCAGCAAATCCGCCGACAGTGATTGCACGTCCGGCCACTCCCGACCCATCGGACAGGGCTGCAGCCGATGCAGCAGACAGACTTGTACGTTACGGAATTCGCCAATATCAGATGCAGGAGCACAAGGACCAACTCAATCTGCAGACACTAACCTTCGGCTCCGGCTTTGTAAAATGCATGTATGACCCCAATCTGGGCGATATTGTATCCTACAATGAGGAATCAGAAGAGGTGGAAATGAGCGGAGATATTAGTGTCTCTGTTCCTTCCGTCTGGAACATCTTCCCCGAGCCGGTTGCAAGCTGGAGCGAAGTCACCTACGTATTCGAGCAATTCGACATGCGATACGAGGAAGCCGCATTCCTATTCCCGGACCAACTCGAGGCACTGGAACAGTACAGACAGAAGAGCTCAGAGGAAGACTATACAAACGAATACAACGGTTCAAAGTCCTCAGTCGCAAACAAATTCCGATATGACTCAGTCCGTGTCTTCCAATACTGGGAGAAGGGCACACCAATGAATGGCATGCAGGGCCGTTATTGCTGGTGTCTTGAGAATGGCACTCCGCTAACCAAACCTGCCGTAAGCCCACAGCGTTTCAGTCAGAAACTCAAGGATGGAAGTCCAGGACCAAAACGCGCCTATCTACCTTACCAGTTACTCACGGACATTGATGTACCTGGTACATATTGGGGAATGAGCATTGTCTCCTACGCCGGACCCATGCAAGACGCCAAGAATCGAATCGACTCTGTTATGCTCGACATTCTACAGGCGCACGGCGTTGCTCGCCTTGTGCTGCCAGAGAGCGCAGAAATCTCAGATGAGTCAATCACCAACTCAACCTGGGATGTCATCAAATACTCAGGCTCCATCCCTCCAAACTTCATGGAACCACTTCCCATGCCTTCCGCATTGCCCAACATTGCTGACCGTATGGATAAAGGCATTGACGATGTCTGCGGAATCAATGAAGCCGTGATGGGCGACATCAAGCGGGAAACCTCGGGCTTCAGCCTTCAATATGCTACACAACAGTCCAACATGATTCGTAAGCGACTCTTCAACAAGGACATTGCAGTCGTCGAATGGCTCTACAAGACTTACCTCTCCCTCATCGTGGAGAACTGGAAAGAGACACGTACAATCAATGTACTAGGCAAAGAGAAAGCATTCGAGTCACTTAGCCTCTCAGGTGCAGACATTGCATCAGGCTTTGATATTGTCGCAGAGTACGGCGCATCACTCTCACTTGACCCAATCACCCGCCGTGAGGAAATCTTGCAGATGATGCCACTCTTTCAGCAGGCAGGCGTGGCTCCACGCAAGATGCTGCAGATGGTCAAGCTGGCCGAGCTCGAGAATGCCTACGACCACATCGAATTGGCCGAAACTAGACAGCGTGAAATCTTTGAACAGATTAGAATTAGCGGTGAATATGTCGAGCCAGAGGAACTGGAAGACCACATCAATATGCTGGCCTATGCATACACTTACCGTATGACTGCGGAATTCAAATACCTGAAGGACACAACCCGCAAGCTCATCGAGCAACACATCAAGGAACGCGAGGAAATGGCAGCCTCCAAGGTGGCAGGAGCTGCACCAGAAGCACCCGGCGGTATGCCTCCGCCCGGCGGAATGGCACCTCCAGGAGGAATGCCACCGCCCCCAGGAGGACCAATGGGATGACACCAGAACAAAGAAAATATTTGGAAAAGGTAGAAAAAGGAACAAAATTCAAGGGCGATAACGAGTTCTTGAAGAGAGCCAAGGAATGGTGGGATTTTCATTTTGGCAGCTCTACCTTTGATGAGATGGTTACCAAAGAGCTCAAAGACACACAATCAAAGGATAAGTCTGACTTAGAG